AAACCATCTTTATTTTTCTTTCTTAATTTTAGAATGGTCAAAAAATTGTTTTTCCAAAAATCATCTGATCTAACTTTTTGTGATATGTAATAAACCTTTCTTGGTGAATACCCATCTAACCTTTCAAGTTTATCTATACAATCAAGCCAAGCATTTTTATCTGACTCTGTTTTGGGTTGTGTTTGAACTGGAAATAACTCACATATTGGCTTAAAAGATTTCAAAACCATATATGAATATTTCTTCTCTTTATATTCTAATGTATTATTATTTATATTATTATATATATTATCCTTAAACTTTTCTTTAATACCCCCTGAAGATTCCTTTAATACCTCATTAAAATTTGTTATATACATCTCTCTTGTTTCAATCTGTTTTGAATCTTCCTTGTAAATCATCTTAATTTTTATGTATCCATAATCTTTTAATTGATTTATCCACTTGCTTATGGACACATTTGAAACCCCATATAAGTCGGCAAAATATTTATTTTGTGCAAAACAATATCCTTTTTCGTTACATAGAGCAGTTATTTCACCGTACAATAATTTGGCATTAGCAGTCAAATTTTGGTCATATCTGACAAACGCAGGTATGATAGCGTAATAACTTTTTTTCATATTTAATTATAAATTCTCTGTAATGTTTTTTATCTCATTACAAAATCTTCTCAATCTATCGTACATAAGTTGTACATCTTCAAAACATATTTCTTCATCTTGGAATTTCATAAACAATGCTTCAATCAATAAATCAAACTCGACTCTTGTTAAAGAACCCACATACTCATAACTTTCGTAATCTTGGAAATTATGTATTTCAGTAAAACGAATCCTTTGTTTTGACTCTGACCAATAAACCATTTTAAGTTTTTGTATCATTGGGTATTGATAAATATTTGTCTATAATTTCAATAGTTTTATCGTAGTCATTTGTCCAATGACACTCCCAGTTTTCTTTTCTTAATCTTTCTAAAGCATCTTTTTGATTATCAGTAGGTTTGTTATACCCAACTTTTAGTTCTATAGCAAGACCATTTTTGTTGTTGCCACCTGATCTAAAAATCAATATATCAGGAATCCCTGCTTTACCACCTAAATACTTAAACTTAAATCTTTCGAAAGGGCTTCTTTTTCCCTCGTTAGCACAATGTATTATATAAACATCAGGATAATTAAATCCCACATATTCCATTACACTATGTTGTAACTTATCCTCTTTACTTAAATATTTTTCGTATGGATTTGCCAATTCATCTAATTTTCTTAAACATATTTGTTTTAAAGTTAAATAATTATTTTGGGTTTGTTTATCATACTCCATAAAACTATTTAAAGTTTTGATACCAAAATTGACTGAAGCGTGATCTTTTTTTACAAGTCCACCAATTTTTTCAAGTGTTGCATTTCTCACAAACTCTCTTGAAAGATGATAATAAAATCTTCTTGCATCTACAAAATCTCTTTTTCTTGACTTTGTATTTATGTTTATTTCAAAATAATTATCGACTATTCCTTTTATAATCTTTAAATCTTTCATTTTCTTTTTTTCCAACCTTTTAATATTATTGTACCATCTTCATCAAAATCTTGGGATTGATACCCAGTTTGTATGCCTTTCTCTAAATATAGTTTCCAAAAAGTAAACGCCCTTTCAAAATCAATTTCAGCATTTTCAATAAACACATCATCTAATTTATAAACCTCAACACCAAATGGGTGATTAGTTTCACAAGCTATAAATCTAAATCTTGATGGATCAATACCCAACATATAACAGTAAAACCAAGCCTGAATGTGATAGTTTCTCTGTTGAATATCTTTAACAAACTTTTCAGGTGAACTATCTTGACAAGTTTTAATATCGCTAATCCAATCCTCACCAAGACAATCAGGTCTAACTCTAACTGGTACACCTTGATAAGTTCCATAATGCGATACCTCAATCTTACCTTTTGACCATTTTTTTACTTTTTCATTCTCTACAAAGTTCTTATGTATTCCTCTAATGATATTATCTTCTTCTTCATCTAAAGCTACTTTGCCTTTATTTTTTTCTATTAGAGCTGCTTTGATTGCTTTGTCCTCTTTTTTACGAAGATCAAGTTTTGGAAGCACATAATACTCTTTTTTAAATGCTTCAATTCCCTCATAACAAATCGTGTGTACTGCATTACCTCTAACCATAAATTTAGTTTGCACAACTGGTTTACGATTTAAATAATGCCAAACTGATTTCTCTGCTATATATTTTAAACTACTTGCTGATATAGATTCTTTTGAGTGGTATTCTTCAATAGAATCATTTACTATTTTTAAGTTTTCTAATTTCATCTTTTAATTCTTTATTTTCTTTTTCTAATTCTTCTACTTGCTTTGTCAAGTGTCCAATTACATTGTTATATAAAATATGTTCATTCATAATATAATATTAAAAAAGGGGGTAAAAACCCCCTCATAATTAAAATGGTAAGTCATCATCTGCCATATCTTGCTCTGCTCTCACAGGTATAGATTCAGTTTTGACTTCTCTCTGCTGCATATCACTTGTCTTGCCATTTCCAAGATAATTTGTTTTTGCTCCACCATCTCTTTCTTCTTTTGTTTGAGATTGTGCAACTGCAACATTATTACCGAACTGGTCAGGTTCATCGTTTACAAAAGCAACTAAATTTAGATAAGTTCCTTTTTGACCTTTTATAAGTTTTGATTTATCAATTTTAGATAAATTAATACTTGCAGTAATTGTTTGTGCCATATTATGTGCGATTTATATAATTAACTTGTTTATTTTGATTTACAGAACTTGTTGCTCTGCTTTGTACAATCGTTCTTCCTGATGCTGCATTTGCATCATCATCTTTAGTTCTAATTCCAAGTAAACCTTGTAAAGTATATCTTCTATAATAAGTAATAACACTTCCAAGTTTTTGTGGATCAGACATAGGTTGCAATTCTAAACTTGATGATTTAGAATCTCCTGTATCAACACAAGTAAGAATGGTAAAAACTTTACCATCTATCATTGGTTGTTCAATAACAACTTTGTACTTATTAAGTAAGGGTTGTAATTGTTCTAACATCGCATTGATGTCTGCATAATTAGATTTAAAATAAGGATTTTTAGCATCTTTTATAATAGCTTCAAGCTCATTTTGTATTCTAAATATTTTAAGATTTATACTCCAATTTGGAAAATCCATCTTTTTGACAACTGTCTTTTTCGCAGTTGTCGTAGTTTTCTCTTTTGTCATTATTATATATTTAAAGTTTCTAATTTAAATTCTAATTCTTTCAAATTACTCAAATCCTTAATTGTAAGTGTATCTGGGTTTTGAATCTTTGAATTAAGTGTGGGCATAGTCATTTCTAACTTTTCTGCCACATCTTTCTTTTTAAGACCTAATCGCCTTAAATCATCAATGAATTCGATTTCGAACTCACTAATAAATGATTGTTCTATTGTCATAAATTTATTTTACCATTTATCTAAAGGACATTTAGATGCAGGGGAAAGTGTTTTTGGTGGTATTGCACAACCACAACCGTTTTTTATTTCTTTAGTTTTAACATTTACTCCTTGTTTTGTTGGGTTACATATATGACCACTTCTAATATCACAAACATCACAAATAAGTAATCTAATCTTTGACATTTGTTTAATTTCAGGATCAACTAACTTTAATTGGCTTAATGCCCAATTACCCCAACCCTCTAAAATGTTCTTTAATAACATATCTCACAAAGTTAAAAATATTTTCAATATAAAAAAATATTTATTCAAATTTATACAAATCAAATGACAGTTTATCATCATCTTGATTTGGTAAATGCATAGTAATTCTATACTCGTTTTGCTTCACATTATACTCTAATTCATCAATAATAGCACTTACTGGTTCTTGTAAAACACTTGTTGTATAATTAACCCACAACTTGTTGTAAAAATAAATAGGAACTGTGTCGCTATCATCTTTATAGAAAGTTCCTTCAAATCTTTTTACAGGGCTTCTATAATCATTTATAATCTCTTGTAATACATTTTTATCAAGTGTGTTAGTGTTAGTATTTAATGGTAAATTTTTTCTTGTAAATTCGAATGGAATAGAAGCTACATCTAATAAATCAAGCTCGTTAGATAATATTGTGTCTTTTTGCTCATATTCTCCAGTAACATTATCTTCAAGCTCTGTTATTGCACCATCTATTATTTTAAATGTGTTACCCCTTCTTTTTATTTGTATTCTTTTTGTTGAACTTGATTTTTGTGATATTTCTAAACCATCAAAAAATACTTTTGCAAATGGCACTTCACTACCTGTTACTTGAAATAATTTAACCTCTATATGTGGATTTGTTTCTGTACCTGTTAAATTAGCTTGTAGGATTGTTCTGTATTTGTTCCAAGCATCTAAATTTGTGTAATCTATTTTCTTGAAAAATTTATCATCAGTAAAAGTACCTGTTTCAAATTTGTTTTCCTCAAAATTGTACATCTTATTTATACTTCCATCATTAGTAGAATCAAGACCAACACTTATAAATTGTTTTATGTTAGTACCACCAATACCTGTGAACACATAATAATTCCAAGCAATCTCAATATCTCTACCACTTACAATAGCAGTTTCACCTAATATGTTTTTTATCATGTGTGTTGTTTTGGAATCAGTAAGTGGCACTTGATCTTGATACAAACAATATATACCTGATATTGGGTTTACGCCAAACAATATTTGACTTGGTATTTGCACAGTTGCTTTTGAAGCAGTAATATCCCAATTAAATGTTTTATATCTAAAATTAGGATTTTTATTAAGCAGTTGCATTTGATTTGTTAATGTAGTTTTAATTGCATCACGAAGTGGTCGCAAATACTCTACTTGTAAATCTTGATTGATAGGTGTCAAATTACTTGGCACTTGTTTTAAAACATCTTTTGATTGTTTTAATGTTGTCTTTGCATTGCCATCTTTATCATATACAAAAAACTCTATATTTTCTGTGCCATTTTCTTGAAGTAATCTTGTTTGCTCTGTTCTAATAGTTCCCATAATACAAATTTACAATATTTGTTTCACTAACTCATAGTATTTATATGAAGCTAAATTTGGATTTATTTCTAAATCTTTTGGTGGTTTTTTACCTATAAACATTGCTTTATGAAACTCACCATTTTTGTTATTGTTTATTCCTGCATTGTGAAAGATTGCTTTTTTACCCCAATCATTTATATTGTTTGTTGCCCAAGTAAAATCAAGTTCATCTATAATCTTTGTTTTACGATTACGCTTCCATAAATTCCAAAGAACTGCCCACATATCGGCACACCAAATTTGTAGTCCGTGATACCTTTCGTTTTCAGCTTTTTTCTTTGCATTTAATTTTATTACTTCTGTAAATAGGTTTACGCAATCCTTTTCAACTTCTTCCCAAAATGTATGGTCAATATCTTTAAGTAAGTATTGACAACCACCTGAATTATCTTGATTTTGTTTTACTATTTCTTTATCAATGTTGGCTACATTACACATTAGCTCTAACATATCTTCTCCTTTAGAAACAATGTAGTCGTGTCCTATATAGCTTATTGTATCACTTAAATAACAAGTGGGATTACAACCACATAAATAATTATCTAAATCTAAAGGTTTTGTTAGTGCAATATCGCAATCGTGATATAAAAAAGTGCCTTTATATAAATGTGGATATTTTGCAAAATGCTTTTTTAAAATATGTGGTCTTACACTTGATATGTATTTTATAGGATTTCTTGTATCAGGGTAGAAGTAAAAATTTACTTTAGAATATTTTTCAAGTAAATAATAACAAGGTAATTCATCAGATGATTTATCAGCAAAAACAATATCAATTTGTTCAGCTTTAATTCCATTATTTAAAAAGCTATTGATCATTACATCAATCTGCCAAGAAAAATACAAAGTAGATGGTTGACAACAAATATATCTCATAAATTATGGACAAGCAGGACAGGTAGCAGTTGTTAATGTATTACCATTCCAAAAGTATAAAACACCACCTGTATTTATATAATTACCACCACCAAGAACTATCGTACAATTTGAATTTGTATATACAACACTGGCAGTAGATATGGAAGTAGAATTAATATATATAGTTTTTGGCTTATCAGTTCCACAACATACACTCAATGCGATTGTTGATACACTTGCTTGTATTGCAGTACAAGGTGCTTGTGTTGTTGTTGGTGCTTGTGTTGTTGTTGTACTGACATAAGCCTGACAAGCTGCACAATCATCAAAAGCTAAATAATCATCTACATCACCATTGACACCGTTACCACCATCTTGTAGAGATTCATAACATATTAAACCATCGGTAATGACAGATGGAAAAGTATTCGTTTGATTTGATACCTCTATAATAATATCATCAGCACTACAATTTGATTGTAAACTTCTATAAATTCTGTAAAATATTGTTGGTTCAGGATCAGGTTCAGGTATTACAGGTACTTGTGGTTCATCAGGAACAATACCTAAACAATCATCACAACTTATAAAATTAGATGAAAATTTACTTGTAGGAAAACAACCCAAATTAAAATCATCATTTGATGTTGGTTGACTTGTTCTATTAATTAAACTATAACAATCGCCTGAACTAATTTGTTTTACAAAATTTGGAAATTCATCTTTATTGTTACCAATAAGTTGTATTACATCATCATTACATTTTAAGTATTCAGCAAAATGTGTCATTGTTGGACATTGCTCTGTTGGTGTTGGGGGTTGTGTATTACAAAGTGCAACTATTGTTATTGCAGATAAATCATCAGGAGTTGTTATTTCTTCAAGAATTGTAAAACAATCATTTGTTTGAACATTAAGAACAACTCTATTACCTTCTGTAAAATTGCCGTTATATGCAACTCTCAATGTGTCTTGTGAATTATCTCTTTGAACTAAAAATCCATCAGGTGTTACAACATCAGGATCACAAGCAGGACAAGTAAAAGTGTTTTCTAAATTAGTTCCATTCCATTTTCTAACATTTACTAAATCTTCAGATAAAAATTGTACTGCACCAAGTTCAGTAGTACAAGTATTATCAATAAATACTTTTGTAGTATTTGTGTTGTCAGTAAATGATTCACCATTAATAAAATGTTCTCTTGATGTAGGTGTTTTACAACATAAATTATAAGCAGTATCACTACGATAAAGTGTAATTGATTTACAAGTTTCAGCATCAGTAACCGATGGTTCAGGTTCAGGTGTGTCTGCACAACCACCAGTAATTGTTGGTAAACCTACTAAACTTGTTCTAAAAGCACCTGAAATTATTTTATAACAATTTGTACCATCATCACTAACAACAACTTCATCACCTCTTGAATCTGATGTGTAAGGAACATATTTAATTGAATTGTCTAATATTTTTCTTAATTCCCAAGCGTTCCAAGTATATTGTAAAACATTTTTTATAATTGGTACACCTTCACCTGTACTGTTTTTTGCAAAAGGTGTAATGTAAAATGGTGTTCCTGCAGTTAAAGTCAAATTAAATGGTGCAGCAGATGTATCTGCAGAAAAAGCAGTAGGAACAGATATGTTTTGACCTGTTGCAATCACATATCTAACATTTGGACTTTGATTATATGCATTACCATTAGTACCAAAATAAAAACCATACTCTGTCACATTACTTGTACCAACATCGCTAAATTGTCCTGTAAATAACATTTTATCATTTTCAACAGTATATGGATTAATAATTTGTAATTGTACTGTCGGTGAAACATTTTCAGGTTCAGTAACAGTAGTTGCACCTGGTACATAAGAAATAGTTGCACCTCTACCCTCTATAAATGTATTGTTTTTTGCATAAGCAGCTATAAAATATAATTGACCTGTAACTAAACTTGTTTGTGATGAAGTAAAACTTGCAGATGTGTCGGTTGAAACAACTTTTGGATTTGCTAAAATATTTGCATTAGTTCCAAAATAAAAACCTCTTTCTATAATTGCAAGTCCTTTATCATCTGTTATAGTACCATTTAATGTAACACCAGTATCACTTGTATTGCTAACTGCATCAGTCGTTACGATAGGGTTGTTTTGTGTTAAATCTTGATCTGTTTCTCCAAGTTGAATACCTGAAATTGATTTATCATAATAGTTACTATTCGACACTACATACCAAGAAGCATTAGCTTGATATACTCTTGAATTAGTAATTCTTAAAATGTTTTCTAAAACTTCTTTTGCCGATTTTTTTGCAAAACCATTAAAAAGGGCAAACTCATTTATAAGAATATCTTGAAATAAATTGTTGTTTGAATTTACAACTTGACCTTGAACAGTTCTACGAATGTTATTTTGCACAAAAATATCAAACTCTAAACCAGTATATGATAATATTCTATGAATATAAAACCAAGCTGAATCTATATTGGTTTGTTCATCTGTAGCAACTTTTATTGTTCCATCTGCATTTGTATTTATATTACCATCAGGAACTAAATAAGCATCTAAAGCACCTAAATTATCTATTGCCCTTAAACTTATGTCAAATGGATTTGATTGTATTGCTTCTGTAAAAGTATCTGAAACTAAAAACCCTTCCCAATATACTTGAAAGTCAGTTGCTGCTGCCCAATTAAAATCTGTTGCTTCCCAATTTGTGTTTGCAAGTTCCCAAAGTGGTGAATTAATATCTGCAGAATCATCTTGTACCCCTACATTAACTCTTATTTTATATTCTCTCTCATCAAAATCAGTAAACTCATCATAAGATATTGTGTCTGTTGTTTTGATATTTAAGACACAAGAAGAACCGATAATAGGATTATAAAAATCATCATCATTGGTGTATTTGATAATAACTGGATTGTCAGTACCTACAATAGAATTTACATCACCTGTGTAATCTTTTTTAAGAATTTGTACACTTCTTGCATTACCCTTGATGTCTGAAAAATCAAGTTCATATTTTACACCGTATGCCATTATTTAAATCTATTTCTATTTCTTTCTGCTCTTTGTAAAGCGACTACTAAATCTTGACCTCTTAAAACAAACTCTCCTTGCATTGCACCACTTGTTCCTAACATAGTTTTTAGTTTACTTAATGGTGCGACTACTTCAGGATTTGATCTTGCACCAGGATATTCTCCAATAAGAGCGTTTGTTGGTCCTGATACAATACCACCTCTTGCTAACTCAATACCAGAGAATTGAGTAAATAAACCTTTTATACCACCCATTCTTGTAAGAATTGCAGAACCACCCCCTGCACCACCTAAAAATGCACCAAGTAGCATTGCTGCTGCTGCTGCTGCAAGTAATCTTGCAACTAATCCTTTTAAAATAGTTCCAATTCTTTTAAGTGGACTTTCTCCTTCTGCAATAGCTGCAAAACCATCTCTTAAAGCAATGCCGATTTGAGGTATTATTTGCTCTCCAAAAGTTTTTGTTGCTTCAACTACTGGTACTATTGCATTTTCTGTAAAATCTTGGAATTTTTTAGTCATTTCTTCCATAGCTAATGCAAAACCATTAGTAATAGTAGTCATATTTGGAAGTTCTTTTTTATAAAGATTTGAAACATCTAAAACAGTTTTACCAAATCCTGCAAACATATCTGTCGCTGCAAAACTAAATTTAATAGGATCACCACCATTACCACCAAAACCACCTGTATTATCAGTAGAAGTATCTGTTGTGATTTTTGGAAAACCTTTTGGTCTTGCACCAGTAAATAATAAAGGATTAGAAAAAGCACCTTCCATAGCTTCTGCTAAATCATCTAATCTTTCTTTTGCAGTTTTTGTTCTTGTATTTAATATTTTTAGCTCATCATTTGTTGTACCTAAATTATCATTAAATCTGCTAAATTTATCATCACTAATTAAGGCTGCTTGTAAATTGTTTTTTAAAAAATCACTAAATCCTACACCCTCTTTTTTTGCAGCTACAAATGCTGCACCTAAAGCCACAAAAAGAGCAGTAAATGCAATCACAATAGGACTTAATGCAGTAAGTAAAGCAATTATAGCAAGTAAACTTGCAGATATAGTACCTAAAACTACAATAACTGGACCTGCAGCAGTAACAAACAAACCAAGTTGAATTATTAATTTTCTTATTTCAGGATCTAAATTTTTAAAATTATCTACTGCTTCTTTTATTTGTTTTGAAAATGCAGGTATTCCCTCTTTCAGATTTAATGTTTCTGCAATCTCTTGACCAAGCTCTGCAAGTGCAATGTTTACATTATCTTTTAATGTACTAAATAAACCTTCTAATGTTTGCGAAAGTATTTTAAGACCATCATTAAAACGACCACCATCACTTGTTGCTTTTGTAAATGCAGTATTTAAGATGTCAAATGTAAGTTTGCCCTCTGAAGCTAAATCCATTATTTTACCCTCCGCAACACCCATTTCTTCAGAAAGAAGTTGTAATATAGGCACCCCATTGTTTATAAATTGGCGTAAGTCCCTTGTCATCACACGCCCTTCTGCGGCAGCTTGACCAAAAGCTACTGCAATACCTGTAAGATTACCACCTGTTATAGCAGATATATCACCAAGCATTTTTAAAGATTTGAAAGCATCATCTGATGATTGACCAAATCCCATTAACATATTGTTTACATCTGTAAGTTGTTGTAATTGCAAAGGTGTTTCTGCACTAAATTGCACTAATCTCTCAAAAGATTTAGCACCTGCATCTGCAGATCCTGAAAGTGTATTTAAAGTAACTCTTAATCTTTCAAATTTAGCTGCTTGTCTTAAAGCTAATGTACCAACTGCTGCAAGTGGAAGTGAAACCCTTGTAGAAAGCATACGACCTGTTTTGGTCATTTGATTGCCAAAACTTTTAAGTTTATTGCTTGATTGTCCAATAGCACTATTGAATTTTGTATTGTTAGCAATAAAGTCGAATCGTAATTTAAAATTTTGGTCTGCCATAGTACAAAAATAACTATTTTTTATTCAACTTACTATTAATGAGTTCTACATACTTTTCAAAATCCTCTCTTGATGTTTTAGCTTTATTTCGCTCAATATTATCTTGTGGCAATTCAAAGAGTTGATGTGGTTTTATCATATCAGATTTTTTACCCACATTGACATTATGTATCATTGCAGCTAAATATCTAAATTGTTCCCACTCGGCATTTATCCTAATTACAAAGGATTCTGAAAGGAGTTTGTTTTCTTTAAATGTATTAGTCCAAAACTCGTTTGGATTTATACCACAATAACCAATGTAGAAATCAATTATATCTTCCCAAGAAGTTTTATCGGTTATTTTTTTTTTGAATCATCTTTTGGGTTTCTACTTAAACCTGCATTTAAATCATTACCCAAGATTCGAGATTCGGTCATTGCTTTAATAATCTTCTCAATGTCCTCTGAAGTAACATCTTCAAGCCAATTACCAACATCAAAGTTATCATAGTCGATTTCTTTTTTATTCTCTTGATCGTAAGTTAAAATTCCTGCATATACTATCGTAATGATAGCTTTAAGTGAAACACCTTTCTCAAAAACACCCCCAATTTCATCAAGTGAAATATCGAGCATATCTGTAAAGGTTGCCCAAAAGTTCATACTAAAGTGTAATGTACGATTCTTTCCCCCTATTTTAAGAGTGTAATAACCTCTTTGTTTTGTCATTTAAAATAGTTTACAATAACAAATATAACAATTACACATTAAAAATCAACTATTTAGTATTAGTTAGTAGATTCTGTGATAGCACCTGTACATACAATCGTTCCGCTATAAGTAACTGCTTCTTCCATTGCACCACTTATCTCACAAGAAGAAATGAACCCCTCTCCACTATAAATCGTATCACCAGTTGCTGCAGTACCAAATGTAAAATCACACTTTTGTCTTGTAAGTAGTTTGTGTGCGATTTCTTTACCACCATTAGCATCAGTATAATCAACTAAACCATCGAAAGATATTTCTGCTGATCTTAACCCTGCAATAACTTCAGAGAATCCTGCTGAATCTTTTGTAGTGGCATCTGCCATATCGTTTGTAAATGAAATTGAACACGATGTAGTGTGTCCTATTGTAGCAGGTGAACCTGCATCATCTGCTATTTTGATTAAAAGGTTTGTTCCGTTGAATACTGTACTTGCCATAACTTATAATTTTTATACTACAAATATAATTAAAATTTGATTAATAATTTTTTGATGATTTTGTTCCAACCAGTAGCAAACCAATGGTTGAAGTTTCTAATCTTTTGTGCTAAATATTCAAATATCTTTGCCATAATTTATTTTTTTTTAAATAACATATCTTTTAGTTTTATTGCAGTATAAAAAAGAGTTACTACAATTAGAACACTATTCATATATTCGTTAAATTCTGCTATGCTAATCAAACTCACAAAAAAACCTAATAAAGATGGTGTCCAGTCATTCATTTTACTTGTATTTATTTACTATGGATTGTATGCTATCTAATCTAACTGCAATCTTCATAGTTAAACCTGCTTCAAATTTTGCTACAGGTTTTCCATTTTTATATATTACTATTGTTGGTACTGATTTTACAGATTTCTTTATTATGTCGCTTTGATCTTCTACATAAGCATATTGTACCTTTGTATTCTTTAATTTGTCTAATTGATTATAACTATTTCTTTCGTTCCATTTATAATTAAAATGAACTGTAGTTATCTCTTGACCATAACTAAATACACTAAATAGTAAAGTTAATATTATAAGTCTCATTCTTTTATTATTATTGAATATAATTTCTCATCTATTTTGTCAAGCTTTTCTGAATTAGCATCAACCTTTTCTTCAGTAGAGATAATTGTTTCTCTAATAAGTTGGTCTTTTAGATCATACTCTGTTCTTGAAACTTCAGGTTCTGGTAGAGCTTTAGCTTCTTCAATGTCAGCTTGAAGTGAATACCACATACCCACAACTGTAACCACCACTGCACCTAAAGTAATTAAGTTCTCAACGCTAATGTTGAACTTCTTTTTTTTAATTTCTTCTAAATCTAAATCTGCCATAATTATTATTTTAATTTATTTTAAATGCCATATATATATAAGTACTTCCTGATACATTTGTATTACCCCCTGCTTGTGCCAATGTAAATCCATCACTATCAAATGATGTTGTGTATGCACTTTCATCTGCTTCAGCACCACTTGTATCTGCTCTTAAATTTATACCTACACCTCTTACAGAATCACAAATAACCCAACCATTAGAACTACCTCCTGTTGCTCTTTTTATCATTAACCAGTCAGGTTGAAAACCAAGCCCTGTTATACTATTAGTTGTTCCTGTTCCAGTATAACTTCCAATCTTGCTATATCCACTTACTGAATGCCAACAATAAGCTATATATTCATTTCCTGAAACATTATAAGCAGTAGAATGATGACCTAAAGAAAACACAGTTGCTGTAGGTGCTGTATCGTCCCAATATAAATCTGATGCATTATCTGCACTTGTTAAATCAAGGTGCATAGCTTTTGTCCACCCACTTTCTGAATTACCTACTACCCAATGATTTGTAGCACTTAAATCTTTCATAATAATTAACTCTGGTGCTGCTGATAATCCGTGAGAAACTTTAGAACCTTGTACACCATCTCCTGTCCATTTTACAATACTAAACCCTGCATTAGCGTTTGCACTAACTAAAGAATTAAATGGACCACTCGATAATCCATCAGGAAATTCTACTGTATCATTATCTGAAACTGATTCGTTATATAAAGCAGTAATTTGGGTTGATGATAAACCTACGCTATACACCCTTAATTGGTCTAATCTTCCCGCATAGTGATTCCAACTTGCATAAGGTGGATCAAATAATTTTAAATTACCTGCTGACATACCTGTAAGTGTTGTTATAGTTTCTGCTAAAGAACCATTAAGGTATGTTTTTACACTTGTTCCATCATAAGTTGCAGCATAATGATACCAAGTATTTGCAGAAATAGATGTTCCACTACCTCTATTTGAACCACCAGTAAATATATATATTTTACTGAATTCTGTTCCTATTGCAAAACCTGTTCCTGTTTGTAATATTACACGAATATCGGTTCCTGATAAATCTGTTGCATAAAACCAAAAAGAAAAAGTCCAAGCAGTTGTCATTGGTGGTGTTTGACTAAGAGACACTGCACCATTAGTGCCACTGCTTACCACTGCTTTATTAAATTTACCACTTGAGGTATAAGTTAAACCAACTGCACTTGCGCCATTGTTAATACCTGATACATCATTAACATTATCTTCAAATTTATAGACACCTGTTACAGCACTATCAAAAAAAGCCGTAGGTTCGTTATCATCAGCTTTCCAGTTCCAGGCTACATAAGTTCTACCACCATCATTTACAAAAGCATCACTACCTAAACTAAATCCATCAGTATCAAAAGAAGTTAGTGATGTACTACTGGTTGCTTCAGCGTTATTTAAATTACTTGATATATAGTTTTGTACACCTCTTATACTATCAAACCACATATGTTTTAAATTTGAGGAACTATCAGATTTAATCCAAACTAAATTTGGGTTAAATCCTAACCCTGTAATACTTTGTGTACTTCCATTACCATTATAAGTAACAGCACTAAAACTATCTGCAAGTGTTGGCGCTTCTGTGTCAGGATCTGCAGCAAATGCTATATATATAAAATTACCATTATTAGCATTAGCACCACTTGTTTGTTTTAATTGAAAACCATTAGATAGAAAATCTACAACCATATTATTTGATACAGTTGATTCACTATCACTTGTATTTGGTCTTAAACCTTTATCTCTTGGGTTTGTCGTGCTTCTTTTATTATCTACTATTACCCAGTTAGATGTATCATCTGTTTGCTTTGTCATCAAAAACGCAGGTTCAAATCCTGTTTCTACAATAGGTCCATTCTCTGAACCATTACCTGTGTATGTGCCAAATTTAGAAAAGCCTTCAATATCTGTAAAACAGTAAGAAATATAACTTCTTCCTGATGCGTTAGTGTTTGTATTTCCTACATATATTTTTGTGCTATCAGGAGCAGTATTCCATTCACTTACACCTGTATAAGCTGATGCTGTATCATTTAAAACAAGAGATGATGTTGCACCTGTGCTGCTTGTATAAACGTGCCAATTAGTACCTGCTAAACTTAAACATTTATTTATTACTACGGTTGGAGCAGAATTTAGTCCGTGTCCTATTGATGATGGTTGGGTTCCGTTACCTGTATATGTAACTATTGAAAATCCTGCCTCTTGATTTGCTTGAACTGTACTTGTAATTGTTCCATCTGTATTACTGCTTGTAGTTCCTTCGTTTGCTTTCCAACAATATGCCACATAATCTGAACCACTTGTATTAAAATTTCCACTTGCAGAACCTGCGTTAACTGTAAATCCTGTAGAAGTAAAAGATGCTATTTGTCCATAACTACTTCGCCAAGAAGAATCAAAATTGCTTTCATCAGCAGTTGCATTTGATGATAAAATCGCATTTACACCTCTTGTTGAATCAGTATTTGTCCAACTATTTGCATTATTCCTCGTTTTTATCCAAACATAATCTGGTTGAAATCCGACAGTAACTGCTCTTCCTGCCGTACCATCACCTGTATAAGTAACTACATTAAAGTTCTCGCTTGGAGTTAAAGCACCACTTCCAACAGCTCCTGCACCAATTAATCTTTTATTTATTGCCATTAGTCAATGTTTGGGAAATCGTATGTAATAACTCCTGCTTTAGTTGTGATTGCATTTATTTCCGATTCAACTGTGTCTGATGTATTTCTTAAATCTTGTCTTGCTTCTTGAACCTCACTTGGTATTTCAGTTCCGTTATCTACATTTCTAATTATATACCAATCAGTCTTTGCAAGTTCGCCACCTATTCTATGTTTAAAGTTGCTTATTGATTGCTCTTTTAATTCACTTAATGACTTTTCCCAAGTTTTATTTGATTTGTCTTTTCTAAATACTGAAGCAGCACTATCGAAATATATCTCACCTAAATCGTGTATTCTTGAATCATAATCCTCATCTATAATTACATCAAAAAGTCCGTTGTCTTTCATATCTTGGTCAGACCAATTTTTTACATTCAAATGTAATCCAGTTGATGATCTAAATGAATTTGGTAATGATTGATAAAATGTTATTGTTCCATTATTATTGACTGCTTTCATAATTATGCTACTTTATTTATTGTTGCGAATTGTTCTGTGTTTCCATTTGTAGAAACTATACTTATTAAATTTTCACCACTTCCATCATAAGTAGAAGCATTTGTAAGTTCCTTAACACTTGATGGTAAAGTCAAAGTGTAATTGCCACTTATTACTAAATTAATTTGCATACCTGTAGAAACATTAGAAAATGTTAATGTAGTATTACTGCCTAATGTTTTGGTAAAAGTTTGTGCAGTTGCCCAATCAACATCTGTTCCACTTAAAGCTGCTGCAGTAGTAAACTCTGCACCAAGTTTTGCATATCCGATTCCATCATCTTTTACTCTTATAGCATCACTATTTAATTCTATTGTTGAATCATCAACACTTACTGCTAAAGTTACATCGCCACTCGATCCCCCACCACTCAAACCATCTCCTGCAGTTACACCTGTAATATCTCCACTTGAAGCTGCAACATAACTAAACGATCCATCACCATCAGATTGTATTAATTGACCACTTGTACCATTACCACTTATATTAAGTTGCGTAGCCGTAACTGCATTATCGGCAATCATTCCTGAACTTACCTCACCAGTTGAAGATGTACCAACTAAAGTACCTTTTGCAGTTGAAACAATGACACCTGTATTTGTAAGTGTCAATCCTAAAGCATTTCCTGCACCATCTGTCAATGCTTGTGCAGAACTATCAATAGTTCCATTATCACCAACTTTCAAAAGCGATGTATAAGTATCTTTTATTTTATTACCTGTTAAACTTGCCATAATTTTTTATTTATAATGATTCCCAATTTTTATTTACATTCTCCCATTTTTGTTGATTCTTATTCCAATATTGTCTTAATTTAGAAATAGCAGTAGCAACCTTGTTGCCCATTTTCGCTAAATTCATTCCAAGTCCTAACATACTATTCTATATAAGCAACTACTTTACCTGCAGCACAACTTATTGTATGGAATGTTCCATATATAATTAGTCCTGCACCTAACTCTAAACTTGTTATTGATGTATCTCCACCTGTAGCTGCATTTGTACAAGTGATTGTTGAATCTTCTAATGCTTGTATTGCATTGTATTTTTCTCCAACTGTTGAAGTCCCAGATTGAGCAATGATTCTTAACCCAAACTCTCCAAAAGCTGCTTTTTGATAATTACCTGAATAAAATAAATCGTTTGACATAACTTGATATTTTATACAAAAATAACAAATTATAAATTAATGCTTTCGCCCTTGACCTCTATATTTTTTTTTGTA